TCAGCGCGTTCTGATCCGGCTGTGACGGCACATCCGGCGCGACATACGGCTGGCCATAGGGCGGAGCGGAGAAATCGCTGTGCATGTCATGCACGCCGCGCACCGCGTTGACTTGTCTTTCCTTCGCCAGCGCCGCAGCTGCCGCCGCCTCGCCCTGCAGCTTCTGCACCTGCGCCGTGGCGTGTGCGGCCATCAGCGGCGCCTGCTGCGCCTGCTGTTGCTGCATCTGCTCCTGGTGCGCCTTCATGCGCGCCAGCAAATCGGCCTTGTCCTTCAGGCTGCTCGCCGCAATCAGCACGTCGCCCGGTATCAGGCCAGGCTGCATGCTCGCGAGCTGCACCAGCGTCTGGAACGTCTCGGCCTGCATCGCCGGCAGATCGGTGCCTTCCTCGACGGATATATCGACATCCAAATCCGTGATGTCGTTCTCGACGCGGATCACCTGCTGCAAACGCGGATCGCCGGGCACCAGCTGCATGCGCTGCATGATCATCGCGCGCTGCTGATCCGGCATCTGTGCGAGTTCGTCCATCAGGCGGATCGGCGTGTTGATGCCGACCCAGCGTGTCTCATCGAGGCTGTCGGTGACGCGCACCCATTTGCCGGCGGTCCAGAACTCACGCGCCGCCATCCAGGCGACCTCATAGACGCGCCGGGACCACCAGCGCAGGCTGTCGGCCAGCGGTTCGTTCTGCACCGCGCCACCCGCCTGCTGGGCGAGGATCGCGCGGCCTGACAGTTCCCGCTGATCGGTGCCGCTCATCGCCGCATTGGGACCGGAGAGCTGCATTTCCTGCGTCGCGTGCTGCAGCAGCTGGAACTGGCCGGCAGCCAGTTCGCCGCCAGGCACGATGTCAAAGCGCATGCCCGGCATGATCCTTATGTAGCCGTCCGGCCGCGCCACTTCGCGCCGCGCTGCATCCTCATCCGTCACCGCACCCTGCTCGGCAATGACCTGATGCACGGACAACAGATGCAGCGCCTTGCTGCGGCGCTTGTTTATTTCGTCCTGCATGCTTATCAAATTTCTGACCATGCCATACCTGGCATTTTCGCGGTCGATGTAGGCCGACTGCAGGATCAGCGAGCACGCGGACTTGCCGCGGCGATTCTTGAACTTGGATTTTGTCGGCTGCTCGACAAAGCCCTGCTTGGTGAAGGTGGCGGTCCACCATTCGCCATCGTCCGACCAATGACACTGCACGACGCGCGTGCGCCGGCGACGATTGTCCGTCCACACCACCTGATCAGGCCGATCGCCGTACAGCCCCGTAACGCTGAATGTATCCTCGATCACGTCCTCCGCGTTCGGATACATCTCCTCGATCTGGTCGCGGTCCATCCAGATGACGATGCCGAGATAGCGCGCATCGGAGAAGTCGGCGCTCATGCTGTGCGGATCGTGCCAGATACGCGACCAGGGAACGTGCGTCAGCGTGACATCCGCGCCGCCCTTGCCATCATCGGCCAGGCCGATCTCGATGCCGCCAAAGCCTTCGACCAGCATTTCCTCATAAACGGATGAGCGGGTGATGCTGAACGAGTTGTCGTCGGCGATAAACCGCAGGGCTTGTGTCGCCGCGTCGGCGCGATCTTCCTCTTGTGGTGTGCGCGGAAAAGCCTTGGGATCGGTTCTGGCTTTCCTTTCCAACCCGCAGAGCAGGCTGACCTTCTCGCGGATTTTGTTGATGGTGATGTCGGGCTGGCCGCGCTTGCGGAGTGCCTCGCGTTCCTCCTTGGTCCACTGCTGGCCGTCGAGGTATTCGCGGTCGCGCTCGGACAGTGCGCGGCTGTTGTAGCTCGCGCGCTCGGCCTCCTCGAACCAGTCGATCAACTGGCTGAGTAGATCGGCGTCGCCGTCGCGCGTGTCGTCCGGCTCCGCCTGTTTGGGCAGGACTGGTGACTGGGCGATGATGGTGAGGGCTTGGCTCATGTCCTGCCGGGAAAGGCCCTGCGCTGTGTGTGCGCAGGGTTAGGTTGGTGGTCGGGGAGGAAACGGCCGACCCTTGCCCGGAGGCGCTCGGCCAACACGCAAGACCACGCGGCGGTTCTGCCTTTGGCAGACTCGCGGCGTGCCGGTTGGGGAGGCGGTTAAGCGCTGCTGCGACGCGCCAGCTCGGCGTTGATCAGTGCAAGGTTCAGACGCAGCTTCCAGAACATCGCCACGGTGCGATGACTGAACTGGGCGCACCAATCGAGTTCGGTCTGCAGCACTTCGCGCGCATTGTAGAGGATTGGCGTTTCGGTAGCCGCCACCAGGTCGCTGTCGCTCACTTCCGCGCTCACGCCACCCTCCAGTCGTCCGCCGTGCCGCGCTCCATTTGCTCCCACGCGCGCGTCCAACTGTCCTTCACCGGCTCCGGCAACGGCGCGGGCTGCGTCTGCCGCGCGCCCAGGCACATATACCGCATGCTGTCCGCGCCATGTGACGCATGATCGTGCACCGGCGATGCCCGCCAGGTCTGCGCCGTCTCGTTCCACTCGCGCCGGTAGAACCGCAGCGCGTTGATGCCCTTGGCGCATTTCTCCGCGTCAATCCAAGCCCGCGGCAGCACCATGCGCACCGCATTGATGCCGTCTGCCACACTATGCTGACGCACGATGCGCGTCGGCCGCAGCCCCATGCCGTGCAACGTCTCGGTGCGGGAAAACCCGCTGCCCAGTTCCTTGACCTGTGCGTCGTGCGGCAGCAGGTGCATGGCGTAGCGGTAAGGCCGCTCGCGCATCAGCTCGACGTAGTGACTGAGTGCGGCGCCGCTATCCTCGATGTAGTCGATGAAGCGCCATTCGCCGCCGACCGTCGATTGCGCGAACCAGATGGCGGTAGAATCATCGATGCCAAGGTCCCAAGATGTCCACACCGGCAGCGTCGGATCGTATGGCACGTCAGTAATGCGGCCGGTGCGTTCGGCCTCCATCATCAGCTTGCCGTAGTAGCTGCCCGAGTTCGGCGCCTCGAAGCTGCACAGCATTTCCTGTGCGAACTCTTCCTCGGTTTGCTCGCGGCGCAGCGTGTCGATCGCCTCGTCCGACAGCGCGTGAGTCTTGGTGTAGTCCAACAGGTATGAGCTGTAGCCCGGCGTCGTCTTGGCACGGTCGTAGGCGGCTTGCAGCAAGCCACGTCCTTTCGGTGTGCCGCTACGAACCAGCGTGCCGTTGCGATCTGCCAGCATCGGCTCGATCACCAGCGGCACCAGGCTTGCGGGCATGTCGTCAAACTCGTCGGCTATAACTTCATCGGCGTAGCCGCCACGCCAGGCGTCCGGGTTGTCGGCGCCACCACACTGGTAGACACCGCCATTGGCGAACTTGACCGACAGCTCGCTGCGGTAAACGTCGGCGACGATCTCCGCATTCGGGATCGTGTTGGCCGCGCGCGTCACCTGATCCCACAGCCCGGTGCGTTTCCACATGACGCTGTAGGGCAGCAGATGCACGACACGGGGCAAAGGCTTGCGCTCGGTGAGCGTGCGCTTGATGCCGCGCCACATGAGGCCGGTTGTCTTGCCGGCGCGCCGGTGGACCACGGCGACGATGCGCTTGGCGCGGTCATCCACGAGCGGCATTTGCCAAGGTCGTGGCGAGAACGGCAGGGTGACGGTCTGGCGTGAGGTGCTCATGGAACAACTGGCAAAGCTGCGGGAGGCGGCATTGAGATCAAAGCCTGGGCCTAGAGGCGAACGAGCCTGGATGAAGTATCTCGTGGCCCTGTACCACTGGCTGGTCGAGGAAGTCGGTGAGGAGCGAGCAGCCGTGATTTGGGACGAGGTGACGACCGGAATGTCCGCTTCCCACACGTACGGGATGCGCGAGGCAGGTCGTTGATTTTACTGGTGCTGCGGTGGCGGTCCGCGCCGATTGGGGCGCTTTCGGTTCGTTACTTTGTGGAGTCTGGTAGCGAGCGCGTCGGTTGCGTTTGCTGCGCTGCGTCACGCGCTGTGGTTATGGTCCGATAATCGGCATTTGCGGACGGTATGAGCGGGCCGGGGGTGTTGTGGCACCTTGCCGGCCCTGGCCCCGCAACCACGGGAGACGGCCCATGGACAGGGTTGCTGCCAGCTTACGCTCAATCCGCGGCCTCGGTGAACAGCGGGCAGTCGGCGCCCGACCCGAGGGCCGCAAGCCGTGTCCCCAGGGTCACCCGACATTCCCACGAAACTTTCTTTCGCCCCCGGGTACTGGTTCTGAAACTTTGCGCTTGAAATCAGTGAAGAACGGACCGGCGTAGTAGGGCAACGGCTCGATTTCCTTTCGGCGGCAAATGCAACGCCAAATCATGTCAGCCTGTCCGACCGCTTGGCGTGCTGCCTCCGCATGATTGCCGTTTCGGCTGCGCGGATCAGCCGCGAAAATCGTTGCAGTTATAAGAGCAAGTAATTCATCTAGTTCCATTCGATCAATCCGCGGCGGTGACGACTGCGCTGATGCTGTCGGCGTCGAGCGTCGGCAGCAGCGCCAAGCAGTCGCCGTGCAGCACCTGCAGCGTCATTTGATATTCGCGCAGACGAAATAGAGTCCGAGGCTGACAACGAGGCAGAACAGCGGTAGCCACATCATGTTACACTATTGGTGATAGTGTAACGGATTGCGCGCTGCATTGGCGTCGCGATGGGCAAAAGCGCAGCCTCCATCTGCATTTCCCGTTACACTTCCCACGGAAACATGCTCAATCCGGCAGAGGATTTGTGGTCCGTTTGGAATGCGCTGCACGGTTTGCCCCATCAATCCGCGTGCCCCTTTGGCTCGGCCTCGCTCCACTCGATCGCGGGCTCGTCGGCCTCGATCTGCGGCGCGGCTGACGCCACCTGCACCGGCGCGTCGGCCCAGCGGAAGTCCACCACGAGTGGCTGGCCGTCCGCGCCGGTGTTCTCGACCCGGCTGGTGTCCTTCCAGCCCATGCGCGCCTTGGTCCACCAGATGGCGGCGGCGACGTTTTCGCCACTCGTGGCCATCTTGAACAGCGACTGCGCCACGCGGATGTTGGCCTCGGTGGCGCCAGTCTCTAGCTCGTGCTTGTAATTGTGGCGCAGCGTTTTCACGTCCATCTGCAGCCAGTTGGCCAGTTCGTTGCGGGTGATGCCGTAGCCGGTGGCGAGCAGCACCTGGCGCGCGGTGTCGTCAGAGCGTTGGTATTTCGGCCAGCGTGCCAAAGGGCGCTCCCTCGGGATTGGTTGCGGTCTGGCCGGTGAAGTTCTGCCAGCGGGTGACGGCGACATCGCAGTATTGCGGGCTGATCTCGATGGCGTGGCAGGCGCGGCCGGTCATCTCGGCAGCGATGATGGTGGTGCCGGAGCCGACGAACGGATCGTAGACGGCCTGACCGGGGCTGCTGTTGTTCTCGATCGGGCGCTTCATGCACTCGACGGGCTTCTGCGTGCCGTGACCAGTGCGGGCGTTCTCGCCTTTGCCGCCGTGCTCCATGCCTTGAAAGGTGTTGTTGTTAATTTGCCACACCGTGGATTGCTTGCGACCGCCGACGTAATGACCGACCTTTCCTTTGCGTACGGCATACCAGCAAGGTTCGTGCTGCCAGTGATAGTCGCCGCGACTGATAGGCGGGTGCGGTTTCATCCAGATGATCTGCGAGCGGACAACGAACTCCGCTGACGACAGACTGTCCTGCACCACGCTGCCATGTAGCCCTGCGTGCCAGACGTACGCCACGTCGCCGGGAAACAGCAGCCAGACCTCGCGCCAATCGACGCGCAGATCGTTCTCTACTCTGCCGGGGGCGACATATCCGTTGGTGGTCCACAGTCCGGGCGCTTTGACACGCCATTCCGGGTCGTAATCCACCCCATAGGGCGGATCGGTGACCATCAGGTGCGGCCTTACGCTGGCCAGCGCAAGCGACACGTCGACCTCGCTCGTGGCATCGCCGCAGACCAGCCGATGCCGCCCCAGCAACCACACATCGCCTGCCCGCGTGATCGGCTCGGCCGGCGGCTCGGGCACGGCGTCGGGATCGGTGAGGCCGTCCGTGCGGTCAGCGAACAGCGACGCCAGCTCGTCCTCACCGAAGCCGGTGAGCGCCAGATCGAACGCATCGGTGCGTAGCGCCTCCAGCTCGGTCCGTAGCAGCCCGTCGTCCCAGCCTGCGTTGAGCGCCAGCTTGTTGTCAGCCAACCGCAGCGCGCGCTTCTGCGTCTCGTTCAGCCCCTCGATGACGATAGCGGGCACTTCGGCCATGCCGAGCTGTTGGGCGGCGGCGAGGCGGCCGTGGCCGGCGATCAGCATGTCCGCTTCGTCAACGATCAGCGGGTTGGTCCAGCCCCATTCGCGCACTGACGCAGCAATTTGTGCTACCTGAGCGGCCGAATGGGTGCGTGCGTTAGAAGGATATTCTCTGATTTGTCCTATCGGGAGAATTTTGTTCGATGGGAATATTACGCTCATGTCGGGTAATAATCTTACTCGGCGTTGCGTGGCGCGAGTGAGGTGACCGGCACGCTGACTTCGCGCATCTGACCGAACAGCAGCAGGCCGACGGTAGCGGTGAGGCGGTTGACGGAGAGGACCACGGCATCGTGTCCGGCGAATGGCCCGTGCGCGGGCTTGCATGGGTCGCCAGCGGCCCAGAGGGCGCCGGGAGTGGTTGGGGTGCGGCGAGATGCCTCAGTGGCCTGGAGCGCGCTTACAGCCGCATCTGGGGCATACTGTATCCCGTTACCGTCATGGATGATGGAATGCACGCCTGGTGTCTCGCGGATGGGCCGCCACACATCCCGCCGCTCGCATCGGACGAACAGGTATCCGACGAACAACGGCGCCTCGACCTGATGCGTGAGGGTGCGAAGCACGCGGTCACGGCGCAGCACGAGGCAGAGCGGGAGGAAGGCGTTGTAGCCCTGGTGGCGGAGGTTGTCGCGCGCCCAGCGTTCGGCTTGCGGGTAAGTGCGGCAGACGGCCCAGCCGGACGGTCCAGAATTGCCGCGGCACCCGAGGTGGTCAGCCACTGGTTGCGCGTGTTGGGTCATATGCACGCGAACGATCGGTCTGTCAACCGTTGCGAGTGCGGCGCTCATGTGAACCGCTCGTCTGGCGGCTGGCAGCGCCACGTCGGGGCCACGCTGGAGAGCTTCCCGCAGGTGGCGCATCGAAAGCCGATCCACACGACGCCGTTGCTGCTGGCGGCTACCACGCGCCCGCGCTGCCAGTGCAGCCAGTGCGCGAGGCGATGCATCGCGGCGCTCACTGCCGTGTCTCCAGGCTTTCGCTGGTCTCTGCGGCGAAGGTCAGCGTCTCGATCGCGCGCTGGTACTCGGCCTGTCTGGTCTCGGCTGGCCACGCATCGAGCAGTCCGGTGAGCACGATCACGGTTGCCTTGACCATCGGCCGCAGGTTGGCGGCGGGGTAGCCGTCGAACACCGCGCGCAGGTCTGCGGCGATGTAGGTCGCCAGTAGGTTTTCTGGGCGCATCACTGGCGGGTCTCCAGGCTGTCGCTGACGGCGGCGGAGATGGCGGCCCAGGTGG